ATGGCAGCGGTGCGGTCAACATTGGACGAATGTCGAAATCCCCTGTGGGATATGCCGGCGATATTGTTGAACGTAGATTCAATGTCCGCGTTTTCGATAAAAGATAGATCGACAAATCTTTTACGAAATCGGTCAACTCGGCACCTGGATAAGATATTGTTAAAGGTTTGCGCTCCGAAAATGTTGATCCTAATGTACCGTGTGAATGACTGCGCTCAATCATTCGATGCTTGAGACGAAGCGGTAACAAATCCGATTCATCGGGGAGAAATGGTGTAAACCATGTTATGAAAGATTCTGTGGTGGAATGTTTGTGACACAATATTGTCAACAACATTATGACCAATATCAGAATTGATCCGGATAAGATTAGATGGGGAAATCGAGATGACATATTAACATAATGATGGATAAATTATCTGATTTATAAGTAATGGTGTTTAATCAACGAGTTATGCGAGCACTTATACTGTTCGCCATGTTTGTTGCCCTTTTCCTCTATTCCAATATGAACGCTACATCTCTTGACAGTGCAAATCTAAACACTGCCAATCCAAAGATATCTTGTGCAATTATCATCGGACTTGCTATTCTTGCATACTATGTTTCACTCTTCTACGATATTGGATCCGGATCTAAACGATGATTTTGGATTGTTTAATCAAACAATCTAAATATTCTTAACGACGACTTGAACTGCTGCTGCTTTTCCTGCTCGATGATGACGACGATGCAACAGGCTGAGCCTGCGGCGCAGCAGCTGCACCTGCAGCACCAAAGGTACCGGGATGGGACCCGGCACCAAAGGTACCGGGATGGGACCCAGCAGCGGCACCAGCAGCGCTCTCTGTCCGACTGTTATGCGCCTGAACCGTCTCATGATGCACCGCCTTCATGAGTTTGTAATACTTGTCATGAATATCGTTCATCTTGCGTAGTTCATTGACCAGCTCCGCAATACATGACACGACCTCTTGATGATTCCGACTTGCCAAAATATGACCATCCTTAATGACGTCGATGATTGTCCTGCCATCGGCGTCCTCCAGTAACGGCGCAAGTCCCTTATACAACTCATTCTCCGACAGATCCACAGTAATATGAGTCCCATCGGAATCAGTTGACTCCGTCTCCTCATCGGATCCGTTTGACTCACTGCCCTTCTCCCCATCGGAATAATCCGACAACTCCTGAATGAAATCGGTGACGTCCTCGTCAGAATGATCGGAATGATCTGCGGCGGCGGCAGCAGCAGCGGCCGCAGCTGCCGCAGCGCTGGCACTCTTGCTTGAATAATGGTGGCGGGTTGACATTTGTTATAATTAGTCTATACTAGGATACAGTTTTCCAAGTTTTAAACGCATTCACCGTTGGACAAGATACAATGAATCTGTTCGGACTTCATCGCGGATCAACATTTGTATTGCATCAGTCGCCAACGTTGTCAAACTCGGTGATCGAAGATATTGACCGACTCGAAACATCATATCCATAATCTGTCGCATTCGCAAACAGTATCGAATAAAAGATCCTTCAAACAGTCCGGGATATCGTTGAATCACTGTCATAAAAGATTCATTTGACAACCAGTCAAACATCGGTCCGATATAGTGTTCCGACAATGTCCACGAATATCCGCCGTAAAACTCTTGTAACGACGCATCCGTAACCTGTTCTTCCAACGATTGCAAAATCTGTTGCATCTGACGCAACCATGGCAACATAGCATCTGGGACCAACGGTCCAGCTGCTCCGGCACTGTATTTCTCGTCAATCAACATCGACAACAATCCGCCGAAGATCGGTACAGTGACACGACTCCAATCGATTCGACGCACCATCATAGCATACAACAGCTCATTGCCGTCCTGAATCGCCGAAGCAATCAAACCCATCGATGTTACCGCCATATCCGGTGTTAACATACCTAGTCGGATCATTGATGTCACTAGTCGATTAATCTTGGAATCAGCTGCAGTCTCACGATGAATCAACATATCATGTAACTCCGCATGACGCTGACGACGATCCTGGAACTGGTCCCATTGTCGCAACAACGGAGTCGATTGAACTAGCCGTTCATATGCACGACGATCCTTGAGAGACATCATCGGCAACAATGCCCGTTTCATTTGCAGCTCATCGAGTTTACGATATGCAATGCTATCAGGCTGTGGCATCTCAATGAGTGCCGTTGTCAATTGCTCATACTCCTGCTCTCGGCGTCGCCATGTATCCGTTTCGTCGATATAGGCAAACGATGCAGCGTAGAACCGTTTGAAGATGGACAAATATTCCTGCCCAGTGCGTTCAGCTTTGATCAACAGTTGCAAAATCATATGAATTGACCATTTGAATCGACTCGGAATTGGTGCGGGATGTCCTCGCATCATTGTGTCGATATCACTCGGATGCTGGATGATATGGGTCGGCATCAGGATGACGGTGCCACTTGTGTCAATACCACGGCGCCCAGCTCTTCCGGCGATCTGGATGAATTCATCGGGACGAAGTAGACGGAGTCCGTCTTGTCCGGTTGGTTTCATCAACGATGTGAACACAACTGTTTTGATCGGCATATTGATGCCTACCGCAAAAGTCTCCGTCGCATAAAGAACATGGATCAACCGTTGTTCCATGAGAATCTCGACAATCTCTTTCAAGACGGGAATTAGACCGGCATGGTGAAAGGCGACACCGCGGAGTACAAGGCGTTGAATTGCGCGGTATTGCGGCGATGTTCCATATGTTCGAGTGTGCTCCCACATATAGCGATCCCAAATATGACGGACTTTGAGACCATCAGCATCGGTCAAGAACTGGTATTGATTGTTATTGGCATATTGTTCGCACTGATCGCGTGAGAAAGATACGATGAGCGCCGGAGTCAAATGATTCGTACTGATCTGCGCAATAGTAGCGTCGATCTGGGAACTGGTGGATTGTGGCCACTGATTTGTCCACATACGAGGATTCACGTCAACCAACGTCTTTTCACGAGGATGAAGCGCCTTGAATTCAAGGGGGACAATACGGCGAGTTGTGCTCATCACATATGTGGGCTTGCAATAAAGGGCGCTGATCCAATCGGCGAATGCCATTGTGTTGCTCATTGTGGCCGATAGCATTAAAACGGTGATATCCATCGGTGTCAAGATTAGAGCTTCTTGCCAGGCTTGACCACGATCCGGATCGCGGATCCAATGGACTTCGTCGAAAATGACACAGTCGACATCCGACAAATCGAACTCTTTGTGATGGGGACTTGTTGTGTCATCGATGTTTAACATGGTTTGATTGACCAATTCGTTGCGGTAACATTCGAGAGTTGTAATCAAGATCGACGCAGTTGGATTCATGCGAATATCACCGGTGACGAGTCCAACACGATCACTACCGAAAATAGCGCAGAAATCGCGATATTTCTGGTTTAGAAGTGCTTTGATCGGACCAGTATAGACAGTCTTTTTGAAATAGCTACATGCGAATTGAGCGGGACATGTCTTACCAGTGCCCGTATGAGCAGTAATAAGAACAGTGTGACGCTGCCAGAGATGGTAAATTGCCCATCTCTGGAAATCACTCAAGTTTTCGAATGGAAAGGGAAGATGCTCCGCCAACTCAGGTGGCAAAGTGTCAGTAAAAGGTTCAGTAATGAGTTGACTCATATTAGTTCAATAGAGGTAGATTATCCATCATTTTTTGAGATCATGGATTATATAATTTTATGGCCCAAATAGGCCATTTATGGCTGCACTATGGGTCCAATGGCTGCGCTGCCAGTTGTTCAATCGATTCGATAATACGATGACAAAACCTTTTTAATGCTCGCGCAAACCCAGGCCACCCCTTTTTCTCCTTCAGCGCCAAACTCATCACAATCTTTCCATCCAATGGATGAGGGACCAGATATCCACAGAACGATACGCGATCACCAATATAGATCAATGTTGCAGCAGATAAGAGAGCACCAAGTGTGTGAGTCTCTTGATACACTGTCAAATCCCAATGGGGGAAAGATTCATGACTCTCGACAATGTCGATTTTGGCGGAATCCCGCTGTTCCAATGCTTGGCAAAAGGCATCCAATTTCTGTCGTAACAGGGTCAACGACATTTGAAAGATACGAGCTGGAGGGATACCACCTGTTGACTCAATGTTGAACCGAATAAACTCCGGCTCATCGCTACCCGGTACACATCGGTAATCTCTGCCAGCATCTCCCACTAGATACGATGTACGATCGTATTCATTGGAGATTTCTGCCGCTTTTTGCTCGACAATGGTGGCATCTCTTACGAATTGATACGAAGCGATAGCAGCACAGTAACCGGATCCATCAATCGTCTTTGATCCGCGTTTACATCTGGCAGTCATCTCTAACTCTTGATCTGGGCGAAGTACTGCGAAAATGGCAGTGGGGAAGGCGAAAAGATCGGCGCTTTGAATCTCTCCCGGACCGCGAATCTGGAAATCACTCAGATAAACGGGCTTTAAATCGTCGGTCTGATTTGTTACGTTCAAATAAAGCTCGATCGTGTCCAACTGATGATCGGGATTTTGACGCAAATAAGCGTGAGCGATTCTGGTCGATAATATGGATTCGTTCAAGAAACAACGGTGACGCTGAAATTGAATCTGATCCTTGTCAATCGCGTAAATGGGAATCTCTGCCAACATAATGCGGCGAAGTGCATTCACAAACGCTGTCGGATATGAACCAGTGTTGTGCAAAACGAACTCGATCGTTAAAGGATCGATCTCATTGATCTCGGAAATAATTGCAGTCTGTGCCGCTGCTGCTGCACTCTTCGAAGATCTTGACTTTCTTGGTTCTGTTGCAACAGGCTCGGGCTCTGCAGCGGCAGCAGCTGCGGCAGCACTCTTCGAAGATCTTGACTTTCTTGGTGCTGGGACTGGGGCTGGCTCTGTTGTAACAGGCTCGGGCTCAGGCTCTGCAGCAGCTGCGACAGCACTCTTCGAAGATCTTGACTTTCTTGGTGCTGGGACTGGGGCCGGCTCTGTTGCAACAGGCTCAGGCTCTGCAGCGGCAGCTGCGGCCGCACTCTTCGAAGATCTTGACTTTCTGGGGGCGGGGGCTGGGGCCTCTGCTGCTGTTTCTGATGTGATTGATGTACGTGTTTTAGGTGCCATTTAATCCACTATAATAGAATCATTTTTTTAAATGATCCGTGTGATGGGTTTAAATGTCCAAATATTTTGTATTGATCTGAATTATGGCACAACAACAGCGAACACAGTTCCGACTTTACATTCTCGGTACAAATCCCCTTTGTCAACAGATTCTCCATCTTATGCGGACATGTCCGCCGATCTGGACAAGTGTTGAACAGTTTGATATTGGTCAGATACCTCGTGATCGACTTGCTCAGGTTTGGCCCCGTGATATCCGCAATGTCCCAGTTCTTCTTATTACCAACGCTCAAGGTCAACGCAAAATCGAATCTAACGATATTCTCCGATGGCTCCAAATTCAAATCGCATCTATCACACAGCAAAACGGTGGTCAAGCACCTCCATCTGTCCCCGCTGCATCCGCTCCGCAAATCCCTCCCGGACCTGTGCCAACAGCCCCACAACAGCAGCAAGCGCCAAATTTCGAATTAGCGGGCGATTATCGTACAACGGAAGCCGCTTTACGACAGTGGCAGAATCAGGGAGGTCACACATGTTACGACCCGGCAACAATGAGCGGATTTTCGGAACAGTTTGTAACATGTGACCAGCTTGGACGTGATTTACAAAATATGTCGAGCATTAAAACCAACTTCGTCACTCCGGAACAGATGATGCAACCGGTTCACGTACCTCAACAACAAGAGCCCAGAGCAATGCCGTCCAACGGATCCGGTGGAAGCCGATCAAGTCGAGATGATGCGCGAGTTGAACAAGAGTGGCAGCATCGAATGAGTCAGATCGCGGAAGAACGAGCTAGAAGTGTCCCCGCTCCTATTAGTCGGACTTGATGAAAAAATGATGGCAATTAATTGTAAAATCACCAATTATGTCCCAAACAGACCCAATCCAAACAGACCCAACCCCAACTGAACTTCGCGCAGCTGTCCATGATTACGTGACACTTTTTATCGATCGTGTCAACACTGTCACTCGTGGACTCATTCGACCAGAAGCACTTCGAACAATCTTGACACCGTTTGTGACAATGCGTATTCAAGATAATCAAATCGAATCTGCTGCGATTTCCAGCTTGCAAAACATCCGATCATACATGGTTCAATTGCAAGAACTTGAACAATCTATCACCAATGTCAACCCTGCACTAAGCAACACCACTCGATCATTGAACATCGCCTATATTATCGATTCGATCGATGATGTTTTCTTGCAACCTGTTGCAATGGCCGCAGTCCGCGACGCTTTCCGTCCACCAGTTGAAATCGATATGGAAAGAGGAATCGCCATTGCGGCAGATCTTGCACGTGAGAGATAGTGTTGATCGCCATTGCGGCAGATCTTGCACGTGAGAGATAGTGTTGATCGCCATTGCGGCAGATCTTGCATGTGGGTGCTACGCGTTTAAAGAGCACAATTATATACGAATATTAAAATATCGAACCAAACAATGGCCCAACTTGCAACATATCGCACGGTTTTTTGTAACACAATTGAACAGATGTTGACATATCTCGACGGCATCTTTCCCGGAGATGCTGAATTGCGTGTCTTCCGATTTGGATATACTGCATTACAACAGCATAATCCGGAGCTTGTCTTAGAAAACTATCTGAATCACGCTTATCGCTACAAAGATCAGATTATGGCACATGATCTTCATTTCTTTTATCACAATGCGGATAATATTGCCCAGCAGTCAAGACCGAGGGCGGCAGCTGGAGATGATGACGACACAATGTCTTTTACGGCGGCACTGCGGAACAAAGTTGATCGCATGTCAGTTGAGCAACAGACACAGTTGTGGAAATATATGGAGGCAATGACGCTCATTTGTGAGCGTTATTATGCCCTCAAATTGAACGTTAGTTAAATTCATGATGGTGAATGACGCTCATTTGTGAGCGTTATTATGCCCTCAAATTGAACGTTAGTTAAATTCAT